CAGATAGTTATGATGGTGGAGATTTAGAATTTTTTGAAAGAGAAATAAATTTACCTAAACATTTAGTAAGAAAACAAGGAACAGTAATTATATTTCCTTCTTTTTTACAACATAGAGTCACAATGGTAAATGAAGGAACAAGGCACTCTCTTGTATCTTGGATAGAGGGAACGCCATGGAGATAACACAATATGTTTGGAATAACAGCTTTTGCTCAATCGCCTTTTGCAGGTTTGGGCAGTATTACAGGAAATGCTTCTTTTGTACCGGTAGGCTTTGAACTTACCGGCTCTGTTAATTCTGTCACGCCTGTAATTACAGTAAGCTTCATAGTCAATCAAGGATTTGGTCAAACAGAGTTAGGTACTGTTGCAGTTAGTGGAGATGCAAGACTACATGAGTTTATTGTTGGTGTACAAGGAGTATCTGCTGTAGGGTCAATACAAAATACAGCAGGTGCTATTGTAAGTGTCACAGGTGTAGTTGCACTATCTGCTGTTGGAAATGCTGTAGTATTTGGTGGCTCTGTGTCAGGTGTATCTTCATCAGGAAAAACTTTAGCTCTTGGAGAAGAAACAATAATAGGTGACTGTAATATCACAGCAGCACAAGTAGGAGATGCAACAGCTACAACTGCACTAGGCTCTATAAGTTTACAAACTGTTAATGTAATACCTATGACAGGTTTGAGCAGCTCTGCTTCGTTAGGTACAGTAGTAGTAATTCCGGAATGTAAAGTTAATGTTTCGGGAGTAAGTACAAGTGGCAGTTTAGGTATTATAAATATTTGGGGTCTGGTTAATGATGACCAAGTTCCAAATTATTATCCCGTTAATGATAGTCAATCTGCAGGATATTCTGAAGTTAATACAACTCAAAATCCTGATTGGACTGACGTAGCATAATTTTTTAAAAGAGGAACAATATGGCAAGTACATATGATAACGATTTGCGTTTGAATGAAATGGCAACCGGTGACCAAAGTGGTACATGGGGTGACACTACAAACTTAAATTTACGTTTGATAGCAGAAGCCTTCTCATATCAAACAGACGCAACATTTACAACAGATGCAAACAAGCAAGTGACCATAGCAAATGGAGCTTCTGATAAATACAGAGGTATGTATATTAAAGTCACGTCTACAGTTAATGGTACTCTTTCTGCTACTAGAGATTTAGAAGTCTTGCCTAGAACTGCATCAAAAGTTTTATTTGTAGAAAACTCAACAACCGGTGGTCAATCTATTGTTGTTAAACAAGGCTCTGGAGCTTCTGTGACTGTTCCTAATGGCAGTTGCAAATTATTATTTTTAGATGGAGCAGGTACAGGTGCTGCTGTATATGATGGCTTAAATAATTTAGCTTTGAGTGGTGACCTAACTATAGAAGGTGACGATTTAAAAATGGGTACTAATACTAGTGGTCATATGCTGATTGCAGATGGTACTAATTTTAATCCTGTAGCTATGAGTGGAGACGCAACCATAGCAGGGAATGGTGCACTAACCATAGCTAACGATGCAGTAGAACAAGCTATGATTGCAGATGATGCAGTTGGTGCAGACCAATTAGCTTCAGACGCAGTTGTCAATGCTAGTGTAGATGCTAATGCTGCTATTGCTTTTAGCAAGATGGCAAACCTAACTATTAATAGAGCTTTAGTTTCAGATGGTAGTGGAGATGTCACACCGGCAACTACAACGTCTACAGAGATAGGTTATGTAAATGGAGTCACATCAGCAATACAAACACAATTAAATTCAAAGCTAGGCAATACTGCTAATGCTTGACAAATTTCGAGCGAGGGTGACCAAAGGTTTTATTTTGCAAATAGTGGCGAGACTATCTTAAAAGCAGATGGAAGTCATCTATTCAGAAATGCTTCTGATACAGTTGTTGTAGAATTAACTTCTGCAGGTATAGGCAGATTTGATAATGATGTTGTTGCTTACTATTCATCAGATGAAAAGTTAAAAGAAAATATAAAAGATATACAAAGTCCATTAGAAAGATTGAGCAAAATCAGAGGTGTGACTTTTGATTGGAATGATAAACAAGAAGCATATGAAGGAAGTGATATAGGTGTCATAGCACAAGAAGTAGCCAAACAATTTCCTGAGCTGACCACTACTCGTTCCGATGGATATATGGCAGTAAAGTATGAAAAACTTACTGCTGTATTAATTGCAGCAGTAAATGAGTTAGCTGATGAAGTTCGTGGTAATAGAGAATTGATAAAAGTAATGGAAGCTATTTTAGCTGCAGATAAAACACCGGAGCAAACTGACTAATGCCATTACCTAGTTCAGGACAAATAACTCTAAATGAAATGCACGTTGAGGCTAGTGGCACTTCTGGAACACAGTCGAACATAAATTCTGCACCAATACGAGGTTTAATAAATAAATCAGCAAGTGTACAGATGGCTTTTACAGAATGGTATGGAGCTTCTTCTGGACCTCCACCTGCGATTGCTGCAACAGGAACAACTACACAAATGCACACAATGGTTTATGTTCCTTTTAATAATCCTTTTGCTAATGTAGATGGTTATGTAAATGGACCTGTGACTCTTTCTCCTTCAGATATGGGTGGATTTAACCCTGCCGGAGTACCTTATGGAAGCAGCACTCTTGGCTCTTGCTCTCCTTCTACATATACCGGTTGGTCAGGAGCTCAATTTTCTTCATCTATTTCATACCAAAAAACAAATTTTGGTAATGCTCGTTTAGAAGTCACATTCAATCAAAGAAGAACTAATAGTAATTGGAATACAATGAGACACTCTCAAACAATAAATGGACAACTAACAATTCCAAGAACAAGTATGGCTTATGCAACATATTGGACTCCCGGACAACCTACTACGACAGGTCAAACAAAATATACATATACTGCACCTCCTGCTTGGAATACAATTTATTATCAAAATAGTCAAACAAACTACGTATATTGGACATAGCATGAAAGATGAAGCTTTAAATAAAATACACTCACATGAAAGAGAATGTACTATTAGATATGAAAATTTAGAAAAAAGATTAGAAGAAGGCTCTAAAAGATTTGTACGTATTGAGTTGCTTATATATGGTTTATATGCAGGTATGGCAGCAATAGAAATAACTTCGAGGTTTGTATGAAATTATTTATTACAGAATTTACACATGATGAAAAAAGATATTCAGGACCTACTATAGTAGCTGAGACTTTGCAGATAGCAGAGGACTCTGCTGCAGATTTAGGTGTAGAGGTAGTTGGGGAACTAGACAGTTTGGTTTCAGTATTATTAGAGTCAATGTGGGAGGCAGACGAAAACAAAGTCTTGCATTGAATAGCGAGTTAGTTTTTGTAGTAGTCTTGAACATTTCATTCCTGCTAGGTTTGCTTGGATTAAAATTTTATTTGAAAAGACGAGCTGAAAGAAATATGAAAGCTTATCTTAGATATTTAAGAAACAAGAGAAAATATAATGTACGAATATAAATGCACAATAGATAGAGTAGTAGATGGCGATACTGTAGACGCTACTCTAGATTTAGGGTTTTCTGTTTTATACAAAAGTAGAGTAAGACTTTTTGGTATAGATACTCCTGAGTCTAGAACAAGGAACAAAGATGAAAAAGCTAGAGGCAAACTAGCTGCTAAGTTTTTGGGTGATGCTATAGAAAAAGCAGATACTGTAATTATCCGTACAGAACTTAGAGACTCTAGAGGAAAGTTTGGTAGAGTTTTAGGAACAATAGTTTGTGATGGCGTAGATATAAATAATGCTATGGTAGAAAATTATATGGCAGCAAAATACTTTGGACAAAACAAAACTGCAATAGAAGCTGTACATCAGTCTAATAGAACTAAATTAATTGAGCTTGGTTTGTTTGAGCCTGTTGAATAATGGACGATATAGTAAGGCTAATAACTGAGTTAGGATTTCCTGTAGCTGCAGCTTTAGGTCTTGGTATATTTGTATGGAAGTTAATAAACAGAATTATAGATGGCATGGAGTCTAAGATTGATGTAGTTGATGACAAAGTAAATGAACAACTAAAAGCTATGGAAGGTAGATTGCAACAGAAACTAGACTCACAACAAGGCATTTTGGTATCACTTATAGATAGAGTAAGAAGTGTAGACAATGAAATAATAAGACAAGATACATTATTAAAAACAATGTTAGGTGTGCCACAATTAGTACAGAAAGATAAAATAGCAAAGGCAGATAGAGATGACCAAAGAAAAGATTAAAAGAAAAAGAGGCAGACCTTCTAAGGCAGAAGTAGCTGCAAGAAAAAAAGCAGAGCAAAAAGACTTAGCTTTAATTATTTGTATGTATGTTGGTTTATTCATAGTCATAGCATTTTGTGTAAATCTAGCACTAGCAGATGAAATGAATTTTAAATTTAAGTCTCCAAGTTTTTCAGGTGTAAATACATCTCAACACTATTTAACAATAGAAAATCAAGAACATACTAGATACAAAACATTACAAGAAGAAGTAGAAGCTTTAGTAGAACAAGCAGAAAGAGATGAACAAAATACCACAACTGCAAGATTTATAAGAAACTTTGAAACAAGAGTTTATGCAAAATTATCTCAACAATTAGTTGATAAATTATTTGGAGAAGAAGCACAAGATAACGGAACAATAGAACTTGAGGGGAATACTATTGACTATAAGGTTGATGAAACCAATATAACTTTGACAGTCACCAATGAAGCTAATAAACAAACAGTTATTACTTTTCCTCTTAATAGTTTTACTTTCTAGCTGTACTGTCTTTTATGATGATGCTTTACAAAATCAAAAGATTTCGAAGTATGCTGAAAGAGTTGGAGTTATTAATAAAGAAATAGAAACTATTTTACCGGCAGAAAAAAAACCTATAGTAGCTATATACCCAACATCTTTTACAGACCAAACAGGACAAAGAAGAAGTAATAGTAATTTTGCTACGTTTAGCACAGCAGTCACACAAGCACCATATGTGCTTTTGATAAAGACTTTGAAAGCTGTATCTAACGGAGAGTTTTTTGAAGTTGTAGAAAGAATAGGTTTAGATAATCTTACTAAAGAAAGACAACTAATAAGGAGCACCAGAGAAACATTTGATGACCCACAAAAATTAAAACCATTAGTTTTTGCAGGTTTAATTATGGAAGGAGCTATAGTCGGCTATGAAACTAATACAAGAAGTGGAGGTCGTGGAGCTAGACTTTTAGGCATAGGTTTATCAAAACAATATAGACAAGATACTGTCACATTGTCTTTGAGAACTGTATCTGTTTTAACCGGCAGAGTTCTTATAGAAGTCACAGTATCTAAAACGATATTAAGTGTTGGTACTAATCAAGACGCTTTTAGATTTATAGAAAATAAAACCGAATTGATTGAAATAGAAAATGGTGATGTAGAGAATGAAAGCGTGACGATAGCAGTTCAGGCAGCTATTGAAGAGGCTATCCTTGCTACAATAAAAAAAGGAATTGAAAAACAATATTGGAGCTATAAAGAATGAGAAAGTATTTACCAGTAATTATTTTTATAAGTATAAATATTTTTGCTACAGACAATGAAATATCTATAGACCAAGCAGGAGCTACGGCAAATATAGATATTGAGCAGCTTGGGTCTGGAAATTTAATCGGTGGAGCTTCTGCTGTATCAGGTACTATGACACCATTAGACTTAGATGGTGCAACAATGACACTTGATGTAAACCAATTAGGTAATTCAAATATATTTAAAGGCGATATATATGCTGATAGTTATACAGGCTTTTTTGAATTTACCGGAGACTCTAATACATTTGCTATACAGACAGACCCTAACAATACTTATGGTGCAGACAGTTCTAATGTAAATGTACAAGTATCAGGGTCATCAAATGCTTTTACTTTTAGTCAAGCAACTAACGCACAAGCTTCTACATTAGATTTAGATTGGACAATAAATGGCTCTAACAATTCAATTACATCTGCAATTGACCAAGACTTAGCTACAAACTATATGAACATAGATGGGTCTGATAATACTGTGACATTTGATGGTGACGGCTATCAGGGAGCATATTTCCATTTGACTCATACAGGAGGGTCAAGAACAATAAATGTCACACAACAAAGCACACTCGATAATGATTGGCTCAAGATTACTTCTAACGGCTCTAATGGTACTTTCTGTGTCAATCAAAACGACCAAGGCACAAGCACAAGCTGTTGATATAGGAACTGTAGAACAAGTATCAGGATATGCCAGAATAGAACGTGACAAAGGTTATGATGTAATTACAGACTTTGGCATACAGTCTTACGACAAAGCACAAACAGAAGCAGGTCGTATGGGTATAAGATTTATAGATGACACGAGTATTCGGATTACTGAACACTCAATGGTTGTTATAGATGAATTTGTATTTGACCCAAACCCAGATAATTCTAGATTAGCTTTGAATTTTGTAAAAGGTACAGCAAGATTTACTTCAAGCCTTACAAATAAAATATCTAAAAAAAATATAAAACTGACAACAAATAGTGCAGTTGTAGGTATTAGAGGCACAGACTTTACAATAACAGTAGAGCCAGATACAGGTAAGAGTTTGTTTATATTATTGCCTGATGAAGATGGCAACCCATCAGGCGAAATATCTGTGACAACAGCAATGGGTACAGTAATACTTAACAAACCCTATCAAGCAACAACAACCAGAGTATTTGAAGCTCCACCTAGTAATCCGGTTATTTTAGATTTATCTTTAGATTTTATAAATAATATGTTGTTGATTGCTCCACCTGAAGAAGAAAAAGATATAGACGAAAATACTGAAAGCAAACAAGAAGATAACTTGTTAGATTTTGATGAATTAGATGTAGATTATTTAGCTGATGACTCATTGGATAAAGATGAACTTGAGTTTACAGAATTAGACTATGACGCTCTGAATGTAAATTTTTTAGAGGATTTATTAGATATAATTACTGAGCTAGATGTTTTAGATAATGAAGAAGAATTAACTCAAACAATTTCAGCAGTAAATATAGAGGGGACTACAATAGGACAAGACCAGAAAACACAAATTACTACAATAGTTTCTGGTCAAGAAGTTAAATTAACAAGGTCAGTAGCGTCATCTACTTCTATACAAATAGATAGTGGAGAAAGCTACTTAGTAGTTTTAGAACAAGATGGTGTCACTAATCAAGTCAAAGTAAATGGTGGTGGCTCTTCTGTAATAGTAATAAGGCAAAGTCAATGAAAAAAATAATTTTAATTTTAACTACATTTTTATTAGTAATAAGCTGTACAAAAACAATTGTTGCGTTTGATGAAAATACTAACGAATTTGTAGTACAAAAAGGTAAACCAACAGAAGGAACTATTACTTTAAATGAAGGAGATAGTTGTCAGGTAGTTGATGATTTATTTATGGTTTGTGGTCAATGAGTAAAATTTTATTAGGTGTAATAGCAGTTTTAATTTCTATATGTGGATTTTTGTATTGGCAAAATTCTTCTTTGCAATCTTTGAATAGAGCTTATGAGTTGAGAGACCAAGAACAAAAAGAAGCTATTGAGAGTATGCAACAAGATTTTGAAATGCAAACAAGAGGATTAGTAGAACTACAATCAAGAAATCAAGAAATTCAACAAGAAATGAATAGGTATCTTGATATTTTCAAACGACATAATCTTAGTAAGTTAGCAGCAGCTAAACCGGGATTAATAGAAAAGAGGGTGAACAATGGAACAAAAGAAGTATTTGACGGCATTGAACAAGACAGCCGTATTATTGATAGTCTTGATGACGGCTTACAGTTGCAGTCTAATCCCTAAACAAGTTGACATACTAAGTAAACCTATAGAAAGAACAATAGCTCAACCGGTCATGCCGAGAGAGATAAATCTTAATGAGCCATATTGGTTTGTAGTATCAGAGCTTAATGTTGATGAATTTTTAGAAAGAGTAAAAAAAGAAGAAGGGCGAATAGTCTTTGTAGCTATGTCAATTCCTGACTATGAGTTGATGGCTTACAATATGCAAGAACTAAAGAGGTATATAAATGAACTTAAAGAAGTGGTGGTCTACTATAGAAAAGTCACTACCAACGAGGAATAAGAAAATGAAGATATCTAAAGAGGGCATTGCTCTTATTAAAAAGTTTGAAGGCTTAGAACTTACAGCCTATCAAGATAGTGTTGGTATATGGACAATAGGTTGGGGTCATACCAAAGATGTTTTTGAAGGCATGGAAATATCTAAAGAAGAAGCAGAAGCCTTTTTAGAAATAGAACTTGAAGAGTTTGAAAGCTATGTAGAAGATTTAGTAGATGTAGAATTAGAGCAATGTCAGTTTGATGCACTAGTGTGTTGGACATATAACTTAGGACCAACAAACTTAGCTAGTTCTACAATGCTAAAAGTTTTAAATAAAGGTATGTATGAAGAAGTTCCGTATCAAATGAAAAGATGGAATAAAGCAGGAGGAGAGGTACTTAATGGATTAGTAAGAAGGCGTGAAGCAGAAGCTCTTTTATTTCAAGGAGAGCAATGGCATGAGGTGTAAATGGCATTAGTAAAGTTTCAGTTTAAACCCGGAATAAATAAAGAGTCTACAGCTTATGCTGCAGATGGTGGGTATGTTGACTCAGACAAAATAAGATTTAGAAAGGGTGTGCCTGAAAAGATTAATGGTTGGACAAAAAATAGCACAAATACTTTTGTAGGCACTTGTAGAAAAATACACAACTATAGCGATACCGGTTTAACTAATTACACAATTCTTGGAACACACCAAAAGCTTTATGTTAAAGAAGGTAATGCTTTTAATGACATTACTCCTATACGACTTACTACTGCTGCAGGAGATGTGACATTTGCAGCAACAGAAAACTCAAGCACTCTTACTGTGACTGATGCAAACCATGGAGCTAATCCGGGTGACTTTGTCACTTTTAGTGGAGCACAAACCTTAGGTGGTAATATAACTGCTTCTGTTTTAAATCAAGAGTATCAAATACAAACAACACCAACTGCAAATACATATACGATTACAGCTACTGCAACAGCTACTGCAAATGATGTAGGTCAGTCAGGTGGGTCTAATACTGTTGGTACATATCAAATAACCGGTGGTCTTGATACGTTTGTTTCAGGCTCAGGTTGGGGGTCAGGTGCTTGGGGTGCAGGTGGTTTTGGTAGTACAAATCCTATTGCATTAAACAGTCAACTTAGACTTTGGACAATAGATAATTTTGGAGAAGATACTTTAGCAGCACCTAGAGGTGGTCCACTTTATTTGTGGGACGAAAGCAATGGAGTCACAACTCGTGCAGTTCTTGCAAGTTCTTTAGGAGGAGCTAGTGATATTCCAACTTCAATATTGCAGGTAATGATTTCTGATGTAGATAGACATTGTATAGCTTTTGGTGCTAATCCTATAGGCTCTGCTGTAGTAGACCCTTTATTTGTAAGATGGTCAGACTCTGAGTCTTTTTTAGATTGGACACCCAAAGCAACCAATAGTGCCGGTGGAGTAAAGTTATCTTCAGGTAGTCAAATTATTGGAGCTATACCAACTAGGCAAGAAACTTTGGTGTTTACAGATACAAGTGTAGTTTCTATGAGATTTGTTGGGTCTCCGTTTTATTTTTCTTTTAATGAAGTTGCAACAGGTTTAGGAATGATTGGACCTAATGCAGGAATAGCTGTAGGTACAGCAGTTTTCTTTATGGACGATGGAGCTTTTTATAAAGCTGAAGGTAGTGTGGGTAAGTTGCCATGTACAGTTTTAGATTATGTTTTTAGTGACTTTAACCAATCTCAAAAGTATAAAGTTTTTGCTGCAAACAATTCTGCTTTTAATGAAATAATTTGGTTTTATCCTTCTTCAAGTAGTAGTGAAATAGATAGATATGTTTCCTATAATTATTTAGAAAATGCTTGGGCAGTAGGTACAACAGCAGATGGTTATACAAGAACAGCTTGGTCACAAGCACCTACTTTAGATTTTCCTTTAGCTGCAGGTAAGTTAGATAATACAAATACAAATTATTTATACAATCAAGAAGATGGCAATTTAGCAGATGGCTCAGGCTTTACATCATATGTAGAAACTGCAGATTTTGATTTAGACCCTGCCGGAGAACAGTTAATGTTTATTTCTAAAGTCATACCTGATTTAAAATTCCTTGAGTCTACTAGTTCTAATGACACAGTAAATTTTATTTTAAGAGGAAGAAAATATCCTTTAGAAAATTTAAGCATACTCTCTACATCTAGCGTGACTCCATCTACTACTTTTGTAAGTACAAGAGGAAGGTCTAGACAAACAGCACTAAAAATACAATCAACATCAGGAGATTTTGGTTGGAGACTTGGTGACTTGAGATTAGATATAAGAGCTGACGGAGAAAAATAATGGCTAATAAAACTTCTATACCTTTACCTATACCAACACCTGAATATGTAATGGATAATGAATTGATTACTCGAAGAACTATTGAGCAAATAATACAAGACATACATAGTGACATAGGTTTGATAGATGAATTGAAGTCAACAATAGTTTCAAAAGCTATACGTAGACATCAGTTTTTATTAATGGGGTCTAAAGGAAATGTCTGATAGTTTAAAAGTATTAGGACAGTCAGCTCCTAGTGCAACTACAGAAACAGATTTTTATACAGTACCTGCTCAAACACAAACGACTGTAAGCTCTATAGTTGTTTGCAATAGAGGTAATACAGGAACTTATAGAATATCTGTGGCAGTAGCAGGAGCAACAACTGCTAATCCACAGTATTTATTTTATGACAAATCGGTGAACGCAAATACTTCCGATACGATTGTTATTGGCATAACTCTTAATGAGGCTGATAAAATAAGAGTATACGCAAGTACCGGAGACTTTAGTTTCAATGCGTTTGGTTGTGAAACATTAGAGGAAAGATAATGAGTATACAAAACCAAGTAAAAAACATAGCTCAACAAGGAAGATTTGGAGACAGCACATTAGTGCATATGGCTCCATCTGAAGTTGCAGGGTTAGCACAAATGGGTCAAATGACAATAAACCCACAGACAGGATTGCCTGAAGCATTTAGCTTGAAGGACGCAATACCTATTGCAGCAAGTATTGTAGGTGGTGTGTTTGGTGGACCTGTAGGTGCAGGTCTTGGCTCAGGTCTTGCAACCGGAATACTAGAAGGTGATTTGAAAAAAGGTTTGATGGCAGGTCTTACAAGTTATGGCTTGGGTGCAATATTCCAAGGAGCCGGTGCTGCAGCTAAAGGAGCTCAGGCTGCT